GAACTACCAAAGCCAAGCGTTAAGTTGGTGTTCCCAGTAGTGATTGTTGTCGGACTCGTAGTGCCAATCCCTACGCGGCCTGAGGAGTCGATGCGCATCCTTTCCGTCGGGCTGCTTGCTCCGTCGGCGGTGGTAAAGAATTGGAGGCGGCCTGGATAGTCATTTGTTCCCCATTGAGCATCAGCTAAACCTTCAATCTTCGCGCCAACACCGCCACTCTGACCACCGAAGTAGACCTTGCCCAGTCCCGTGCCAGAGTTAATAGATGCATTAGCAAGCGGGCGTCCCATCCACAGCTCCCCAACATCTGTCGCGCTTTCGGAGTTTCCTTCTAGCTGCAGCGTGTACCTACCACGCGCACTAGACGTACCAACCAAAAGCCTGCCCGAGCCGTCGATGCGCATTTGCTCGGTGTTGTTCGTGCCGAATCGAATGACATTGTTCTCAGATTGCCATAAAAGCGCCTCGTTAGAGCCAGTTATTCCGGTATAAAAACCGGTTACCGCAGAAGAGCTATTTGTAAAGAAGAGTTGAGCACCGCTACTAGTGGATGATTCAATGATCGGCGCCGGGCTAGGGGCTTTGATGTGGAGAATTGCGTCAGGACTCGCCGTGCCAACACCAACACTTCCACTAGCATCAACAAACAACCGCCCAGTGCCATTAGTCGAGATGGCTACTTGGTTTGCGCCGGGTGAATAAATCCCCGTGTCAATGTCACCGGTAAAAGCAATCGTTGGTGCGGATGCACTGCCCAATGGATGGCTAGCAGTGCTATCGAATGTCGCCGCCCCAGTTACATCTAACGTCCCAGGGATGTCAACGTTGCTGGTCCACTCAACACCTGTGCCTGCTGCATCAGTTTGCAAAAGTTGGCGTGCTGCACCGTCGGCAAGTTTGCTAACTGCAATCTCAGCATTAGCATTGATGTCAGCATTGACGATCGCGCCATCGGCGATCATCGCGCTAGTCACGACACCGCTTGCACCAGTTGTTACAACAGTTCCAGTTTCATTCGGAATAGTAATAGTGTTATCTGCTGTTGGATCATCAACAGTTACCGTTGTCTCATAATCATTTGCAGTCGCGCCTTCAAAAACAAGGTTGACACCATCGCCTAGTGTCAAATCACCTGTCATAGTATCGCCAGCAAGCGAAACTTTTTCATCGTCAAGCTCTGCAATCGCGCCTTGAACATTAGTGCTATTGATGTCGCCATAAGGCGCAAAACCAACGTTTGATGCGATCTGTGCAGTAATCGTCTCCGAAGTCTCGATCAGTACGTAACTTGTACCGTTCGACAGCAAAATATCAGGCGGCTCAAGCGTTACCGTTGGAGCGGGCGCAGTACCTGTACCCGTTTGCGAAACAACAACGTAGTAACGGGTATTGTTAGTGGCTGCCGAAGGCAACGAAGCACCGTTTGTAAAGCCAGCAGCTGAACCTTCAGCAGTTACCGAATCAAGCAAATTGGTGCTTGCGTCATACGTTCCAGCAAGTACAATCTCGCCGACGCTGATGCCGATAGGTTGCCAGACGTTGCCGTCCCATAAGTAGTAATCACCAGTAAGTGAATTAAGGTGCGTCTGACCAATAAATGCACCATTCGCGGGCGTTGTTTCCGCGATCGTTGTCGTAGACCTATCGGCTAGTTTTGCGGCTGTAACTGCATCATCAGCGATGCGTGCAGTAGCAAGAGTGCCTGCTGTAAGCTTGCTAACATTCAGATCCGGGATGTCTGCCGCAGACAGTGTTGTTCCTGTGGTGGCCCGACCATAGGCATCCACAGTAATCTTTGTGTACGTTCCAGCGGTTACACCTGTGCTTGTAAGGCCGATTGAACCGGAAGCGTCAATGCTCAAACCTTGAGCCGCAGGAACTTGCACAGCACCTACAGCGTTAGTCAGGGCAATAGGCAGATGTCCTGGCTGAAGTTCAGTCACATAATTGATGTGACCGTGCTCATCAAAGCTGATGTTTGCAACGATGTCAGCAGTTACGTCGTGCTCATGACGTACCTCGCCTGTAACGCTAACTTCCAAGCCGCCATCGGTGGGAATAATAACGCCACCAACTGTCGTTGTTGTAGCTAAAGGAAGATCCGAGGCCGGGATCGCACCCGTTGCGGTAATGTGACCTTGTGAGTCAAAAGTAATTCCGGCTGCCGTACCAGCAGTGACCGTATTTGTGTGGCCGATATTTCCGCCAACTTGATCAAGCCCGCGATCGGTTACAGTGCCGAGTTTTGCTGCGGTGACCGTTCCATCGGAAAGCTTAGAACCGCTAACGCCACTTGCGATTTTGGCGTCAGTGACGGCACTAGCTTGAATCGCAGCAGTATCTACAGAATTATCCGCAATCTGGGAGCTACCAACGCTGTCAGCAGCAAGCTGTGCAGAACCAAGCGCAGCAACCTTAGCCGCTGGGATGCTGGCGTCGTCAACAAGTGCAACACCCGACTGAACCAGGTCTTTGGCTGTGATCTTCTTTGTCTCTGACGCAGACAGATCCGCAATCGCAACTGGATCATTGCCATTAAGACCCGTACCAGGCAGTGCGGGCAAATTACTGATTTCTAGATCGGGCATGACTCCTTTCCGTTGCGGTTAGCGGAAACAAGCTCAGTCTAATCCGGAATATCCAGCAAAATACCAGAGCCATCCTCTTGAAGGACTTTTGAACCGCTTTCCTGTAGCAGATAATCGGCCGTAAACCCTTGGTTTAAAGTAATTGGCCCTGTTGCAACAAACTGCACGCGAGTATTGATTACTTGAGCAGCCTCAACGTTGACGGCAAAACTTGTGACTAGGCATTCAGACTCGTACCAGACGGATGCGCCGCCGTCTTGGCCGTTATAGATGTAAAACTTGCCTTGAAATGACGCACCTTGCTTTAGGCGTAAAAGCAGTCGAGCCAAATAACTGGAAAATTCGTAGTCGGGCTCGCTATTCTTTAAACCGCTTCGTTTTGTATGCTCCCAATGACAAGACAAAGCGCCTTGGCCGCTAATTAGACCAGCTTCAAAGTAACTGTGGAATTCCGTTCCAAGTACATCTGTATTTACTTGGTCGCGGCTAGTTGTCAGCTCGAAATCCGTCACTTGGCCGAGAGTATTAAAATTAAGGTCCTCGGTTTTAATGGTGATTTCAACGGCAGAATCTGGCTGCACTAGCGCCAAAGCATTAGCACTAAAACCACTTACCGAAGCTTCAAATGTTGTATACAGCCGCAAGCCTCCCACTGCATCAACATGGATGTAGCCATTCCAGTCAGGGTAATAATTTAGAGATGCATCCACATGATTGGCGACGAGCTTTAAAGGAGACCCGTCAACCGTGGCGATCGTTACACGATCACCTGTGATCAGTGAACTCAGTGCAAAGTCAACACTAAAGCGATTTCGGCTTGTATTGACATCGTTTGGGTCTAGCTGCGTGATTAATGTTTGATCACCAGATTCTCGTCGAATCTCAACTTGACCGGCAGTGCCTAGATAAACGCCCATTAGCTTGCCTGAGTGATGTTAGTTCCGCTAAGCGGTGCGCCATTCGATTCAAAGCTGACATCAGCCGCCAACACCTCGCCGACGCTAATCGACATGCTGACGCTTGTAATCAACGCAGGGATGTCAATGTATTTGCCGCTGGACGTGCCATCGTCGATATACAAACGAAAGGTGACCGGGTCAGAAGCATCGTTTTCACCATCACCGGCTGCCGTTCCACCGGAGATCTTGATGACCTTCTCAAGTAACGTGGCGCAGTCGTTATAAGACGTTGCACCTGAGGTGTATTTGTAGTAATACAGCCGACAGCTTCCGCTCAAGCTACGGATGCCGTATACAGCGGTTCTATCCGTGTCACCTAACGTGGTCGTCTCAAGCGTGCCTTGTGCTGAGGTAAACGACCAATTCACCACCTTTGCGGCAGCTGTACTACTGCCGTCAATAAATAGCTTGCCCTGTTGGCCTGCGTAGAACGGCATGATTTACCTCGCTCCAACAAAGTTTAGCTAGCGTCTAAGACGCCGATGAATGAGCAACTAACTGTGCTCAGCCCTGGATACACCGAATCAACCTGCGGTGGTCCGTCATAACGCCATTTCAGTCCGGAACCGCCCGATTCACGCAAGTAGCTCGCCAAGGATGCATCTGCACCGGCAGCGCCGTCGTTGTCGGTAAAGGTGACGTAATCCCAATCAGCATTTACCGCTTCGTAATTCGAAAGAATGCTTGCTGCGTCCGCATCAGCGATATTTGCGAAACTCAACTGCAGCTTTGAATCAACCCTGCGGTTGCCGTAACGCACAATAGTTTTTGCGCCGTTTTGCGCTTGAAACTCAGTCTGCGGATACGTACCAGGGGTGTAACTCCGGCTAGACGGTTTTAAGTTCGGGAATGCTACGGCTGCCATGTCAGAGAATGATTCCTAAACCTTCAAAGTCAGCAGAGTTCCAATCCAGAATCTTCAACGTGCCAGCGCTAGTCAAAGGCATGTGAGATCCTGAAATTTCGATCAATCCGTCCTCTCCATACGTTAGCGACTCCAGTTTGTACACGCGGCTTTGCTCACTCGTCATAACAACAGTGAAAACGGTGTTAAAAAATGCCGAGTCGGTAACTTTGTTATCGCTCACGATCAATGTGCCTTCTCTAACGCCTTCCGTACCAGACTTCCAGTAGTAGACAGAATGGCTGCCGTTAGCCAGGCCATCGACGCTTGTTACGTAACCTTCAGAATCAACGGAACCGTTGTTAAACCTGCTGGTATGCGTTGAGTTGCTGGCAACCTTGAAGTAGTTGCCTGGTATAAGCCCCATTGCAGCCTGAGGCGTGGTCTGGAACGTAATGGTGTGATCAACCTGTTGCCTCAGGCGAAGCGCGTAATATGCGTATCGAGCCGCGTGCAATTCTGTAGTACAGAAACCGCTCATATCAAATGTTTCCACTGGATCGGTTGACGAGCCACCTTCTGCATCAGATAGTCGCATCGTGAATTGTCTTGTTTTTGCAAACCCGTTTGGTACCTCTTCGCGCCAAAGCATTTCAGCCTGGAACAGTTGGCGTTCACTTGGTCCGAACCACTGAATCTTCATGTCGCGCATGTTGCCGTCAGTGAACAGCGCTTTGAGTGAAGGCTTAACAAAGTTGCCGATGTTAAACGTGTTTGTGTAGGGCACGGCTGGAACCAACGCAAAACGGCCACCAATGACAGTTGCGTCTAGCAGTGCGTATTGAGCGTTTTGAAATACCCAATCGCGGAAATTAATGCGCTGGCTTACGACACCGTCCCAGGTGAAGTCATTTGCATCGCAGAACTGTGATGCGATCTTCATTGAGTCTTTATCGACCTGCTGCGCTCCAAGGATCTTGCCTGCGCCCCATTCCGTGTTGGTCATCATTCCAAACACGATGTCAGGAAGAAGATTGGACGCTTTAGCGCTGCCGTCAATTAGGTTCTCAAGGATAATGCCTTTTTTCATATAAGCGGAAAAACTGTTAAAGTTCGACCACTCGCTAGAAGAGTTGATCCGCAGTCCGCCTATTGTCATGCCTTCGTAATTCGGCGTAAACTGCACAACCTTTTCGTTGATTGCAACAACTTCGTGCTCAGGCCCGCTTGTATTGCTGGCGCTTACTCCTTCGTAGGCAGGAACGTCAAGGATGGCGTCAAAAGGTGAATAATTTTGCGCGTCGCGATCATACTCCGTAACGGTAACTGTTGTCGTTCCTGTAATTGTTACACCATAAATTTCTCTGTAAGTTCCACTGCCAAGTGGTTCTTCCCACAAAACCCTAAGAAAGTCTCCAACGCTATAACCTGTCCCCTGGTTATTAGTGTCAATAGTCCACTTGTAGCCGATCTCTTGGCCTGCAGCATTATTCCACCGTCGAACATAGAATTTCAGACCGCTTGCATCCGGGTTGGCTACGGATACGTGCCTTGCTGGAGTCGTTTGAGCTTCTGCCGGATCTGTATTGGTAGCAGCCCCTTGTTCGTATTC